CGGCTTGGACGACGTGTTCTTTACTCATACCTCCGACCAATTCACGCGCACGTCCAGGCCGGCATCATGGCACCAGAGGAAATCGTGATCAGGATCCCCGATCAATGGGTCATCGTGGTGCATGCCATTCCAGACGGTATACCCCGGCGCCACGCCTTGCCGCGGGGAGACACCTAATCGCAGTTCAAGCGCGCCCGAGGGAAATCGCCGCACTGTCAGGACGCCGGGCTGATCGGTCGGGTTGAATATCTGGATGGAGTCGATCTGTGTGCTCATGATGCGAACCAGTATGTTCCCCCTGTCAATGCCCCCACCGGGAGTGGCTAAGTTCTTACCCGACCACTACATATCGCGGTGTTCGTGCTACCCTTGCGCGCATCGTCTGACATGCCCCCAGAGCTCGACCCCAACGCCGTCGGAGACGCGATCGCCGCGCGTTTGCCGGTATGGGCCAAAGCCCTCGTGCAAATTGGGGGCATGGCCGCGATTGCCTGCTATCTCACCTATATCGGCGCGCAAACCCTGCCGGCCATTCGTTCCGAAGTCATCATCACGAACGAACGACTCCTCCAATCTGAACGTGTTCATGCGGAAATGGCCGCGTCGATCGAACGCCTCTATGTCGTCACCCTCCAAATGTGTGCCAATGCGGCCCACGGGCAATCGGAGAGGGATTCATGCTTCCGGAAAAAAGATTGAGTGATGTGCGGTTAGCGATTGCCAGTACCGTCATCGTGATTCTCACCATCGGAATCACGTATCAGGGCACGCGCCTGCATGCGACCTATAAGAATTCCACGGAGCTGGCGGCCCTGAAAACCGAGCTGCAAATACGTGCGGCGGCGCAGGAGGCGCGAGACAAAGCCGAGGAAGTCGTGCTGGAGCAATTGGCGCGCACCGTATGGGCCGGGGATGGGCTTGCGAAGGAAGCGAAGGCGACGACAGAGGCGCGGCGCCAGTCCATCATCGAAGTCTGGCAGGCCAACAACAACAAGATTATTCAGACGCGCCTGACCGAGATCGAGTATCGTCTGCTCAAGCTGACCGCCGACGTCGAGCGCTTACAGAAGGAGAAATAACACTGATGATTCCTTACGACGAAAGCAAGAGCGTCGAGTTCGGCAACGGCATCAACGACGCCAATACCGAATATTTCGTCATCCACGGCACGCATATCAACGACGGCGGCATGACGTCAGTCATGAGCCAACGATGCGCCTGGGATTATTACGTGGGAGGCGTCGACTGGCAGACGGCGAAGATTAAGCATCTGAATGAATATCGGGATCAATACGGCTTGCCGCATATTGGCCCACCCCCGGCGGTGCTCCCTTTCCCGCCGCCCACGCGAGCTGAAGCGCTCGCCATTCGCGTGGGCTTTCAGGGCGAGACGGTGACCACCAGCGAATACGGAACGTTCCCGGCCTTCGGACCCGAGACAACGACGCTCAACGACGACGACTTGCATGCCTACTGTTCGCAGCTCGCTTCACGAGGCTGGACGCACGGCGAGATTGCCATCAGCTGGGCCTACAGCGAGCCGGGATTTCTGATGCCCGTGCCCGGGCGTGATCTCACCAATGATTTGCCCGAGCTGGCGCGGCGCATCGTGATCATGTTGCAGCACTTCAAAGCGGTCTGCGTGTTTCTCGCGGGCGATGGCATGAGCGCCAAGCCGAACGCCGATGGCACGTATCCGTATAACGATCCAACGGGGCATACCTATGGCTATGAGTGGTTGGGTCAAGCATTCCCGCACATCGGTGCCTACCTTCAATCGGGCAATTCCTACGGCGATCTCACTAAATACTGCGTCTTTGTCCCTGGATATGACGGGGTCTTCTACGGCTGGGGCGTTGTGGGTGAAGTCCCAGACCAGCAACCAGATCGTGTGGTTCATTTCGGACAACTCTTCCGACAAGTCCTACCAGACGGGTATCTGGGTATCGAACACTCGACGGGGAAGATTCCAGTCGGTGAAGGTGGTTCAGACTGGAACGTCAACGGTCGGATGATGGTCTATGACGCCGTGCTGTCAGAGTTCAATTGGCCGACGACCGGCGATCAGGTCTGGCAAGTCGTCGGACGTCTGACGCACCCCTACAATCGCCCTCCCGATCAGCCAGCCGGCGATGATCCGAATCCGCCGTTTTATCTCGCGCATGACAATCCTCGAGGGCCGGTCTATTACTGCGCGTATGAATACGCGACGTATCAGTGGACGCGCGGGCAAATCACGGCGGAACAGGTGCAGAACTCGCGCGACTATTTCAGTGTGATGGGATGCGCGCACGTATGTTGAAAGAATTGGAACTGTTACGGGAGATGAAGCATATGACAACTGCTGACGCGCTCGCCCTCGCGAAAGCCCACCCCGATACCGCGGCGTCCGTGCTCGGCACGATTGGGGATGCCGTGAAAGCGAATCCCACACTGATCCCCGACATCATTACGGCCGTGGAGACGAAGAACTGGCTGGGCTTTGTGTTCTCGCATCTCGGTCTGATTTTGCAACTGGCTGGCTTGGTGGGCGCGAATCCTGCTGTGGTGACCTCGATTCAAGGCTTGGCCCCGAAATGATGCAATCCTTTTCGGCGTTCATCCGCACGGAGCCCGTGCGCGCGATGGCGATTCTGAATGCGATCATCGTGGTCGCCGTCGCGTTCGGCGCGAAGCTGACGCTGCCGCAAATCTCAGCGATTGGCGCATTGGCCGCAGCGATCTTCGGCGTCGGGAGTCAAATCACGCGCGGGCAGGTGCAGCCGATTGCGAAGATGCCACCCGCGCAGGCTGTGCAAGTGCTGGAACAGGCGAAGACCGAAGAAACTAAGCCATAGCACTTGCTATAAGCATATCGCACGTGCTAGATTGTGCGGTATGTCCAAACGCCCCCACCATCCCCGCACTGAAAGCCATGTCCTATATCTGCGCGATTTTCCTAGGAAATTAACGCAACACCTCAAAATCGAAGCCGCGCTCCGCAGTTGCACGATTTCTCAGGCCCTTGCTGAAATTTTACAAGAGTATATAAAACTCGCGAACATTAGCCGTGCTGGCGATATTAGATAGTGCTTGACAACGCTAGCAAGTGCTAGTAAGCTCCTCTCATGGACAACATTTCAAAGCACCTGTTTGCCACCCTCACGGCGCTGTCGCGGGCCGAAGCCGCGATGGTCGCCCCCAGCCGCCCGCGTTATGCGGTGCGCCTCACGTCTGGCATCTACGCCAGCCCCAATCGGCACTGGACGCAGGACACGGCGCACGCGCAGGCCTTCGATCTCATCACGTCCGCGAATATCTACGCCGTCAACGAGCTGGGCCTGGAACTGGACGATTTCACCGTGGAGGTGTTATGAGCCGCTGGAGTCAGGAACCGGACGCTGACGATGACAACGCGCTGAGCCCTGAACGCGAAGAGCCCAACTGCGAAACGTGCGGCGAACCGGCGAACGAGGCCATCTGGGCTGGCAACGGGCAGTATGCCTTCTGCTCCGACAAGTGCCGCGATGACTACTTCAAAGCCTTGGAGGAGCTGTGATCCGCATCGGCCACCGGATGCCGTGGCTGGATATCGTCATCATCGTGGCGATGGGCCTGATGTTGGGCACGGCGATTGGCCTGTGGCTGGTGGCGCCCTAATGCAACTTACCTTCCTCATCTTGGCAGCAATGGCTATTGCGGTCGCTCTCTGGCGCTGGTGGCCGAGTAAGTCGATCTGGCCCGCTGACATGACACAAGCTTGGCATCAGGAACGGGAACGCGCGACGTATAAAGACGGCTGGAGATTATGACGGCAGAAGACGAGATCGAAATGCATGAGTGGGCAGTGAAGCTGGCACAGTTCACCGAAGGGACTGGCTGGGAAGCCATGCGTTATCTCGCGATTGCTCGACTGCTGCTAAAGCTCACGGAATTCTGCGCGATCTGTGACTGCACGGCCAAACGTAACCAACAGGGGAAATCATGAAACCAATCATCCTAATCGTTGCGCTGTCAACCGTATCAGCCTGCACAGGCGTCTCAGCCATGCCGACCGCGCCCAGCATCGCCGCCACCAGCGCCCCCGCCGTGCTCGTGACGCCTGCTGTGGTGCCCCCAGCGCCGGTCCCTGTGGCCCCCGTGGTAACGCCAGCGCCCGACCCGCCCCCTGTGCCTGCCGCGCCGGCTCCGGTCGCGCCTGCGCCCATCCAGGCCCCGCCCGCGCCCGTTGTGGCCCCTGCGCCGCCGTTGGTGAACCAAGCGCCGCCCCCGCCGCCTGATGGCCCTTGCGGAAAGATGGCCTGCACGCCGCCACCCCAGCCGCCGACGTGCCCGCCAGGCACGCATGCCGAACTGAAAGGCGATGGACCATATTGCGCGGTGGATACGCCACCGCAGGGCTGCCCGCCGGGCACGCATCCCGTGCTCGGCGAGACCGTGACGTGCGAGGTGAACCGATGAGCAGACCACGCAAGCCCTTAGAAGTCGTCCGTTGCGCATGTGTCTGGTGCGGCGCTATGACGTGGTTAGGCGTGGCATTGATCGGAACCGTTGAACCAGAATGCTTTGACTGCTGGAGGAAGCATAATGCCCAGCGATAAGCAAATCGTGCTCATCGATTTCAGCTCGATAGCCCATCCCGTTTGGCACATGGCGGCGAGCGATCCGAATCCGGATGCCACGAGCATTGGCATCATTGCGAAGGTGCGCGCCTTGACGTCGGGCCAGCCGCATGCCGCCCTCTGCCTGGATTCGCCCAAGTCGTTCCGCCGCGAGATGGACGCGACGTATAAGGCGGCAAGGGAATCAAAGCCCGCGCCGTTTTGGCATCAATGCGAACTGGCGCTGGAAGCCTTGAAGGGCGACGGCTTCCCGCAGTGGATGGCGGAAGGCTTTGAGGCTGACGACATCATCGCCTCAGCTGTAAAACGGATGTGGTTCGGACCGCCAACTGGCGAGGCATTGATCCTCATCATCAGCGCCGACAAGGATTTGCTGCAACTCGTGAATGAGCACGTCAGCGTGAAATCGCCAATTACGGGCAACATCATGACGCCGGAGGGCGTCAAAGAAAAGTTCGGCGTGGATCCGAATCAGATCCGTGATTACCTGACGCTGGTCGGGGATGCGTCCGACGGCGTCGTCGGGGTCAAGGGCATCGGCGCGAAGGGCGCGGCGGCGCTGTTGGCGCAATTTGGCACGCTGGATGATGTCTATGCGGCATTGGATGCCCATCAAGAATATGGTATCAAGCCAGCACAGGCACAGGCGCTGCGTTCGTTTCGGCACGATGAGGAATGTAACGACCGCTTGCCCGTCGTGCGCACATTGCTGTCCTTGCGCGAGGATGCGCCGATTGACTTTGCCCAGGTGCTGAAGGAACGTCAAACCACTGATCGCGAGGATGAGATCATGCAGGACATCGAAGAAGCGATGCCGACACTGGCGCCCTATTCCGCCCCTGAGGTCTATGGCCCTGGCGCTGCTCCAACGCCTACGACTGAAGTGCTGCCCGCCGAGCCCGCGCGGATGTCACTGGCTCCGGTCAATGGTGATTATGAACGGCAGCTCGAGCCGCAGAGCATGAATCAAGCCGTTCAGTTGGCGCAGTTGCTGTTCAAAGCTCGGTTGTTTGGCGCGTATGGCACACCCGAAGCCGTGCTGTCGACGGTGCTGTCAGGCCGCGAATTGGGCCTCTCCGCCATGGCCAGCCTGCGGGCCTTCCACATTGTCGAAGGCAAGCCGACGATGGCGGCGGATGCCCTTCGCGCGCTCGTCCTGAAGTCAGGGAAGGCGAAGTCGTTCAGGTGCACCGAGCGCACGGCGACGGCGGCGACGTTCAGCACGCAGCGCCAGGACGAAGAGCCGATGACATTGCGCTATACCATCGAGGAGGCACAAGCGGCAGGGCTCGTGAAGAACGGCAGCGGCTGGACGAAGAACCCGGCTGACATGCTCGTCGCGCGAGCGTCGTCGAAGCTGGCGCGGCTGGTCTACCCTGACGTCGTGGCTGGCCTTTACGCACCTGAGGAGTTCTAATGAAGTGCCGATGCGGAGATCCCTCGTGTGTCGCGGAGGTGGGATTTGATTCATTAGCTGGCCTGTTGATCGCCGAAGGGAATCCGGGCGCGGCTGCTGCAGGCATCTATTTGAGCGTGGCTGATGCCGTCATTCTTTGCCAACAGTTACGCGCATATGTGTTGGCGAGTATGGATGAACCCAAAGCCGGACATGCGGTGCTAAATGGGAGCCATATATGACCGCCTACGAACTCGAAGCCATCGGCCTGCTGAAGCGCATCGACGCCACGCTGGCGGAATTGCTGGCGCTCTCGAAGTCGAAGCGGGCCGGGACGCCGATGCCCGCCGCCGCCATTGACCTCGAAGGCCCCTATGGCGATCCGATCATCAAGGCGAAGGATCCGCGCGACTGGAACGGGCCATCGATGAATGGGCGGCATCTGTCCGAATGCCCGCCGGAATATCTCGATCTGCTGGCGTCCCGCTATGACTACTTCGCCGGCAAGGAAACAGACGAGAAAAAGAAACGCTATGCCGTCATCGATGCCGCGAAGGCACGGGCCTGGGCGGCGCGGTTGCGCAGCGGGTATATGCCGAAGGCGCCTGAGCCGATGATTGATGAGGGGCAAATCAAGTGGTGACCGCCGACGCCCGCACCCGACGACTCCGAGAGCTAGCCAGTCGCGTCACCTGCTCTGAGGTGAGCGAAGGCGTCCTCTGCGCGATGTGCCGCTATGAAGGCAACGGCTGTTTGCGCGCGTGGGCGCTGAATGGCGAATGGCCGGCCGTGCTGGACACCGAGGGGGACCGACCGGCGCCACAACTCCCGGAATGGATTAGGCGGGCGCGAGAGATGCAAGTGACTGGTCGTTACATTAACGGTGGCATCTTTCATGGTCTGGTTGCCGAGATTGAACGATTACAAACCATTCTTGCGGACACCGAGGGGGACCGACCGCAACCAACTTCAGCGACTAGCACGCTGCGAGGTGCTGCGGACTCTGCGTTCGCGTTCCTCGATTCGATTGAATGGACGGATCACACATCCGCCGAGGAAGCCGAAAACGTGAAGCAGATTCTACGAGAAGCCATCGCCGTGATGGAGAGGGAGCAGTGACTATCGCAGCGATCAGGCGGCACGTTGAAGTGTTAGCGAAGGAGTTTCGCTCGATGGCGCTGGTGGCTGGGCAGTTCTCTGTCGAAGGGACACTGACGCCGGATCATCTGCGTGCGGCTGGCGAGGCGGAGACGTTTGCGGTCTGTGCCGAGAAGTTAGAGGCCCTACTGCTGGCGGACACCGAGGGGGACGCCAGCCCTGCGCCCGCGTATCGGCCGCAGCACTCATTTTACGAGATTACCGAAGCGATGCTGATCTATGGCGGTGGATTCGTTCACAATCTGGCGGTGGCGCTCCGATCGGCCGACGAGACAAACAAACGCATTCTTGTGATGGCATTTCAGGACTACTGGCGGCAATACGACGAGATGGCCAAGATGCGAGCGCCTGATCCTCCGGTGCAGCCATGAGCGACACCAGCACGATCGCCTTTATCTTTTACGTGGGGTTCATTTGCGGCGCGGCGCTATTGACCATCGTCGCGATCTGGATGCCAACGGGATTATGCGCAAAGGAGCAGGACTATGCTACAAACCCTCATCCGCGCCGGCCGCTGGAGTGACCTGCCATCAGAACCGTGGGTCCGCCCGACGCTGTGGATCCTCGCCGCCGTGGTCCTGATCGGCACGTGCGGCGCCTATCTGCACGCGGACTCGGGCGGCTTCTGGGACTGGATCTATGGGCTCTAATTCGTGATGCGTTTTACCTCTTAAAATCCGCGGCAGAGGACATAGATCTTATCTCCGGCAATATAGTTGCCGTCGACTTCGACCGCCGTCGTGGTGGGTGCCACATTGAGCGAATATGTAGCCCCGCTGGTCTGCGCGGAGGCGGTGCAGACGGGGGCTGAGGGATACGGCGTGCTGAACGTCGCGAAGCCCGTGCCCCCAGGCGCGGCGCCAACGGTCACCACGAAGGCATAATTGCGGCCGGTAATGGCCCGTCCCGCGCCACCCCAGCCCCCGCCCACGGTCGGTGTCCCAATCGCATCTGTTGTGGTCGCGCCACCGATCGCGAGACTTCCGGTCACACTCAGATTGGTGGCGCCCGGATCGACGGTATTTCCAATACTCACCCCGCCCGACGCAAAGAGCCGCATCGCTTCGGTATTGCTCGGAAAGAAGCGGATCGGCGTGGCTGGCAAGGTGGCGAGGTTAAGGCCGCCTGTGCCCGTGCCAACGAGGACGGAGCTGTTCGCGATATTGTAATTCTGCCCCGCTGGGAGAAACGTGGAGGAGAGTCCTTCCAAGACGGTGAGCGCGGGGTTCAGGTCATTCCCAAGTTGCACGACTGTGCCATTGCCGGTGCCGGCGGTTAAATTCCTGATGAGCAGGCTTTGATTGCCCGTGCCGCCGGCGGTAAAGGTATGACTCCCGAACCCCGTCGCCGTGAAGAGGCCGGCGAGCGTCATCGTCGTGCCGGATTCTGAGAACAGGCTATTGCCCAATGACGTGGGCGTGAGAAATTTACTCAGCACGCCAGTCGTGCCGCTGACCGAGGAGCCAGAGGCCAAGCCGGTGCCATTGAAAAACAGCGATCCGCCAATGGAATAGAGCTTATTAGTCGTAATGGTGGGAGCGCCGCTGGGCAAGACGACAGCCGCCGCCGTGATACCGCTATCAGGCGCGGGCGTTGTGCTGCCGAGCGGACAGCCCGCACAGACGGACGCGGGGCTGGGCGTGGTCGTCGTCACGGTCGTAAACGCCCCTGGTCGTGGCTGCGCAGAGGCAGAGGCCGCGACGAGCAGCGCGCAGAGGGTCAGAAAGATTTTCATGCGGGCACTTTCACAAGTTGAATGGCCCAGGCAAAGCCGGAGCCCGTATCGACTTTCGCCTTGATGCCGTAGTTCTTCACGCTGCCCCCGGCGGCGAAGGTAATGGGGCCGCTCGTGATCACATTGCCAGCCGCATTGCTGCCCGACATTTCGACAATCGGCGTATCTGGCGCCCCATCCGTCAGATTGACGAGTGCGACCGTCACGATCGCCGCGCCTAGCGTGCTCAACGCCATCCCCTGCAGTTTGTAGATGCCCGGTGCCAAGTTGGCGCTATCGAGGGGATAGATGGCCGTCCCCGCGTGGCAACTGGCAAAGGTTGGGCCGAGCGGATAGCCCGTGGTAATGGGTGAGGTCGGATCGCCGCCAAAAACAAAGATGGTATAGACGCCGGATTGCGTCAGGCCGACAGAGCCGACCGGGTCGGTGGAATCGATGACGACACCGAGGGCATCCGTCAGGATGAATTTATAGCTCGTTGCCGCGAGATAGATTTTGTAACGGCCACCGGCTGAGAGAACGATCGGATTCGTATTCGGGACGGTCAGATCGGCATCCTGCCATGTGGTCGCCAGCGTGCCCACGAGGCCAGCCGCATAGGTCCAGAGGAAGCCGCCATCCAGCGGAAAGCCGTTATCGTCCAAGGCTTGCGGAAAGGCATACGGCGCTAAGGTGCCCAGACTCACGGATTCCCCCCATACTTCGGCATCAGCGACTTTTGGCCCCTAACGGCCCGACGGGCCATGTCGGCGTTCATCTCGGCTTCTGACGGCGTCCCGAGGCGCTTGGCGAGCTCCGCCGCCGGATTCGCAGGCACGGGCGGGCGATTGCCCAGCACCTTTTTCAGCGCCTCATCTGGCGCTATCCCGCGCTTAATGAGCATCGCCGCATTGTTCACTTCCGCCGCCTGCGGGGCCACCTTGGCCGTATCGAAGGCGTTCAGCGCTGCCTTGAATGCGTCCGGCGTCGACATCGGCGCTGATGCCACGGCTGCGGCTTCAGGGGCCACTGGGGCAGGCCCAGTGGGCGCGGGCGAGGCGACCGGCGTCGGCGTATGGGCTTGGGCCTGTGGCGCGGCGGGCGCTTCTGGGGGCGCTGCAGGGGCTTCTACTGGCGCCGCCTTGCCCTTATATGCTTCGGCTAAGTCGCTCAAGATACCAATAGCCTGCATAGGCTTTTTCACGAGCGCTGGCGTAAAGATATCCACAAGCCGCTTCGTAATTTGAGGGCCGACAGATTCCGACAAGCCACCAATGGCACCACGGACGGCATTTACGGCCGACGGCCCAGCCGTGGCCGCCATCAGCGCCAGACTGGCCGGCGAAAACAACGAATCAATGGCATCGCTGCCGGTCGGATGCACCAGCGGCGTCGTCATCTTCTCGGCAAACTTCTGGCTGACGCCGCGCTGAATGCCGAATTGGTCGACGGCTTCCGGCGGCAAGGCTTTGACTTGTCCCGGTGCGGCCGCGCTGATCTTGGCTTCAGGGTGCGGCGCCTTCGCGAGCGGAGTTCCGGCGCTCGCATCAGTCGAGAGGTAATCGCCAGCGGCCGGGTCCGTCGACAGATACTGCGGGTCGGCCATTATTCGGCCTTCCAGCCCTTGCCATCCCAGACGCCAACTTTGCCATTAAAGAGCCGCCGCTCTCCAATAGCTGGGCCACCAGATTGTGGCGCAGCCGCAGGCGTTGACGTGGCCCCACCTGGCGGCGCCGCAATGCGGCCCTGAATGGCCTTGATCTGGTCATCCAGCGCCGTGCGGCGGTTGGCCGTATCCGCCTTCAGAATCTTCGCCACGGATACAGCTTGGGCCAGTGTGGCATCTCCGCTGATCAGGCTTTCCACTTCTTTGCGCGCTGAATCACTCAGTTGCCCCGTCAGATTCGGGTTACTGAGAATCTTCGCAAACTCTGGGATGACGGTCAGCCGCGCGGCGTTATATGCAGCCATCTCCGGACTGCCGAGCAACTGACTGGAAATCTGGCGCAACGGCTTGTTGATGAGCGGCGAGCCGGTATCAACCACCTTCTGCGCTGTGCCAAGGAATTGGTCCAGATTCTTCAGGGCCGTTTCTTCAAATCCGCCTACGGCATCGCGCTGCTTTTGGGCGACGGTAAGAGACGCTTGATTCGCCTTATACGCCGCCTGCTGAGAGGGCAGATCGAGATTCTTATAGGCATCAGCGGCAGCGTTGATGATGTCTGTGCGGACCTTCGCGCCGGCCTTACCCATGCCCATCGGCGGCAGTTGCCCAGTCATGGCGAACTGCTTCGCGACAAGCGCTTTCGCCTCAGGCGTTAGATTCGGGGCTACATCTTCCTGTGACAGTCGCTGGCCTTCGAGTCTCAACCGTTCTGCGCCCTGCTTTAATGTCGCCTGTCGGTTCGCATCTTCGGCCTGCTGATTGGCGGTCATCCCCGTCGGTGACGTGCCCGCCAGGACGAGCTGAGCAGACTTCGCCTTGGCTTCTTGTTCCGGCTGTTCGGCCGTCTGCTTCGAGGCGGCGGGATTGGCCGCAATCAGGGCCGATGTTATTTGGGCAATCGACTGTGGCCCTTGTTGCCGCACGAGATCGCGATAGGTATCCGGCTGCTTGGAGTCGGGGAACGCATACTGATGAATCTTCATGGCGAGCTCAAAAGCCGTCGGCGTATCGCCTGCCGCCTTGATGCTGCGCGCCATATTGGCCAAATAGGCTTGCTGCCCTTGCTGCGCTTCTGCGTTGGCCCGCTGCGCGGTTGCGGCCTTTTCGGCGAGATCGGCGGCATTCTTCTTCGCCTCATCCACCATCTTTGACGCCGCTTCGTAATGCTCTGGCGCGTGGATCTTGACTTGACCGAGGAAGTTATCGACGGTCACGTCCGGGTTGCCAATCACCTGATAAAAGCGGGCATTGGCTTCGTCCTGTTGCTGCTTATCCTTCAACGCCTGTTGTCGGAGTTGTTCTTCCGCCTGCGACGACTGGATCTCCTGCCGCTGACGTTGCAAAGCCCCGACCTGCGCCAGCGTCTGAAAGGGCGTATTAAAGCCCTGCGAGGGCGGTTGCTGATAGATGGAGGTATCGATCGGCATGTTACTGATTCATCGTCTGCCACGGGTCGCCATAACCGCCCGTCTGTGCCGTGGATGGCAATTGCGATCCGTAATTCGGATACGTGCCCGGCGCCGCTTGCCACCCGCCGGCATTTTGCTTGCCGCTGCTCTGCTGCCCAAGTTGCCCCAGCGCCCACATCTGCGTGCCGGTATTCACGGCATTACCCAGCGCGTTGCCCCAATTCTGCCCCTGCTGCTGAGAACCCGCCGCCTGTGCATTGCCGATGCCCTCGTAGGCATTGGTCGCTTGGTTGCCGTAGTTCGCGCCAGCCACGTTCATCTGCCCATTCGTATAGGCGCCCAACTGCGCCAACGAATAATTGTTATTGAACAGTTGCTGATTGGCGCCCTGATTCAACTGATAGGTATTCGCCGCCTGCCCATAGTTCTGGGCGTTCTGATTCAAGCCGTAATTCGCATAGCCAAGGCCGAGCTGCCCCTGTCCGAGTGCGAGCGAATTCGCGCCCTGCTGATAGCCCAACCCCAATTGCCCTTGCCCCAGCGCGTTTTGCACGTTGGCCTGATACGCATTCAAGCCCGTTTGCGCGTTTAAACCATAGGCAGATGCCGCATTGGCTTGATTCGCCTGCTGCGTGTTGAAATTCATGCCGGCGTTGAACTGCCCGGCATTGAGCCCAGCGCTCTGATTGGCCAACTGCCCCTGGAGGTTCTGGCCCGCGTTGAACTGGCCGCTCTGCATCTGGTTGCCGACATTGGCGCTCTGCGCTTGGAGGTTCGCGCCCTGATTCGCCAAGGCCGCCTGCTGCTGATACTGATTCGTCAGCCCATATGCCTGTGCCAAGTTGCCCTGGTTGGCTTGGTTATAGTTCAGGGTGTTCTGCGTATTCGTCTGGTAGCCTTGCAGGGCATTGTTGTAAACCTGCTGGTATTGCTGGCCGGCCAGATTCGCCGCTTGGTCCTGCAGCGCCTTCCACGTATTCGACCCACGCGCCACGCCCTTCGCCGCCCCAGAATTGACCAGCTGCTGCATGGCCTGTTGCTGCGCATATTGAAACTGCGGATTATTCTGAAGGTCCGCTTGCGTCGGCGCTTGGAAGCCTGACGGATTCGCCAGCGTCTGTGCCTGCAACGCCTGCGGCCCTTGCACCTGCTGCGGCGTAATCGTCCCCGGCGTGGCCGTTGGCTGCGGCGTGACCTGCTGCGGCGTCACGTTGCCGGGCTGCTGGATCTGCTGCGGCGTATAGGCGCTTGGCGCCTGATACTGGCCCATCTGCTGCGCGTTCTGGAAGTTCTGCCCCGCCTGCGGAACGACCGGATTCGCAATGGTGCCCGTGCCGCCGCCCGCGCCTTTCCCGCCGCCGCCCTGGTCCGGTCCATTGCCGGCAAGGTCGGAGCCAAGGCGCCCGGTGATATACCCCCAATCGCCACTCGCATTATTCAGGGCTTGCCCCTGCCAGTATTGCCAGTCGCTGAGGCCTGACCCCGTGCCCCCCGGTGTAATGCCGTATTGCTGATAGAGCGCGGCCAGATGCGGGTCAATGCCCGCCGGCATCTGGTTGCCACTCATGGCTTGATTCGGATCACCCTGCACGGCCTGCGCGGGCGTCTGCCCTTGCTGATTGATCGGAGCAATCTCCGTCCCGCTGGAATTGATCGTCTGTAACTGTTGATCGAACCAATCAGCCACGCTAGCCCATCACTTTCGCGCCGCGCTGCATCGCTTCCTGCACCCGTGCCCGCGGGAACCCTTGCAAGGTCCGCCCGTCAGGCGTCTGAATCGTCACGGTGTCGCCCTGCCCGCCCGGCGTCGGCATCCCCGGCATGGGTTGCCCCGGCGGCTGGCCAAGGGCGCCCATCGACGGCATCTGCTGCGAGGGCATTTGCGGCAGATTCGGCTTCGGCACGCCTTGCTGGTAGTTCGCCGGACTGAACTGATTGGCTGGCTGCGCGGCCATCTGCCCGAGGCGCCCGAGCGTCATCTGGCCGGCCTGCTGATAGGGCGCGGCGGCCTGCTGCTGATTGCCGTAGACCTGTTGCTGCACGGCCAGCGCCTTATTGGCGGCCTCCGTCTGCGCATCGACAGCCTTACCCGTCTGGTGGCCCTTAATGGCCGCTTCAGCGACGCCTGCGCCCGCTGAGGCCGCCGTCAGCCCGATAATCGCCGCCGTCGTTAATGCGCTCATAGCTTCACCTGATAGGCTGTTTCGACAGCCTGATACCCCAGCGCCTCATACATCGCCCCGACGCGCGGATTATCGGAGGGCGCAATCATCTGCAGCGACTGCGCGCCATACGCTTTCGCCCACTTCTCAGCCCGCCGCAAGAGCCAGCCACCGGCGCCACGGTCCTGCGGATTGAGCCACCAAAAGAGTTCGCCCGCCACGACTTTGCCGCTCATCGGATGGACATACCCCAGCACGCCAATCGTGCCCATAATGACGCCGTCGCGTTCCGCCACGAAGATGGCCGCATCACACCGATTCATCAGGCTATTAAGGAACCGCATCAACGCCTCTGCACTTTCCCCGATGTATTCGCGATATTTGGTCGACGTCACGAACTCGCGCAGGAGGGCGACGATCTCAGGCACATCAGGCTCACCCGCCTGTCGGTAGGTAATCGCGCTCCGCCCCGCTGTCGCCAGCGTGGTCATTTGGCGCAGACCGTCCAATTCGTGCCGTTATAGAACGCGCCGACCGTCAACGCGCCCCCGCCAGCCACGACGCTGCCCCAGGTATTGACCGTGGAATCCGTCACGACGAACACCATGCCGGCCACAGGCTGCGGCAAGTTCGCAAACGTCACCGGCGCCGAGTTGCCTGGGGTGCCATTCACCGCCGCGCGCAGCCCCGTGAACCACTGGCCCCACGGATAACTGAGCAGATGGCCTTCCAGCGGCGCCGTCAGTTGCGGGAACGGCGTAATCATGAGGGCCCGACGCTCACATCAATCAAGGCATCCACCCAACGCGACGGCACCGGATCCGTATCGATGAAGCGATCCACGCGGTTGCGCGCCTGCCCGCACTGCGTCCAGCGCACGCGCGTATCAAAGGCGCCAATCGCCCCGCTCGAGGCCCACTGTTCATTACCCCACGTCTGCCCGCCATCCTTCGAGGTCTGCCGCATGATCTGCGGGTCCGAGCCCTGCCCGCGCTGCACGCCTTGCCCGACGTCCATCACAAGCTGGATCGCATGCGTCGTGAACCGCTTCTGGTCAAACGACAGCCGCGGCGGCTGCCGTAGACGACGAATCGCCGCGCCGTCCACATCGGTAAATAGATCCGTCCCCATCCGGTAGATTGCTCCCGTGAGTCGGTCCTGCACCAGATTCCGATCGGGGTGCGCAAAGAACATCGGCCGATACGCCAGCCATTGCGCCTGCCGCGTATCCCAATACAGCCGCTCGTGCCACAGGCTTGTCGCCTGATCAAAGACCCATGTCCGTTCGGCGCTCGGGAACGTCAGCACATAGAAGGTGTGGCCGTTCTCCTGATAACTGAACGCCACCGCATCCGAGAGATCGCCATACGTCGCGATCGACGCTTCCACGGCATGCGTGCTGATGCGGCTGGGCGTATACCCAGAGGCCGACACCACCTGTCCATGTCCCTGCTCATTATGCGAGAGCCAGATCAGTGATTTATCCAGCCGCGCGCCCGAAAACGCCGCCGCCGTGCCCGTCTGCATAAACGCCTCTTGAATCGAGGCAAAGGGAAACGGTGCCGTCCCGGCGTCATACCAGACTTCTGAGGTGTGATCCCCGAGCAAATAGATCAGACGATTGACGACATAGAGGGACCGCCACGGGTCGCTGCCGTCCGTGCGCTGCTGGATGTTCCCAAGGTCGATACTGAGGAAATTCTCAAACGCCGTGACTTGCAGGGTAGAAGAGGTGGCATCGAGAATGACGCCAAACCCATCCAGAAAGCCGCACATCGTGGCGCCCAGCGTCGTCGGATTCTGAAAGACGTTCGTAATCAGGTCCAACACATAAAACTGATTGCCGCTGGTCAGGCCCAATTGATTCCCGGCATCCCCGTTAGACATGAAGGTCACGGGCGAGGCATTGCGCTCGATGATGCCGCGCGACACGGCGGTATTGCCGACGAGCTCATAGAGCGTAAACCCCGTGACGAAGAAGGTCCGCTCGCCGAGGGAAAACATGCCGCCGCCGAAATTCGCCGTGGGGGCGACAATCAATTCAAAGCCTGGACACTGAAGGAGCGCCCCCGGCGTCGGGGCCGTCTGTGATTCGTTCAGCTCAACGTAGCGATTGATCAGGCGTTCGGCATCGGCCATGTAGGACTGGCTTTGATACGACGGGCCGAGGAAGCCGGGATAGCTAGGCATTTACGACAGGCCGAGACTCACGGTCAGCGCGGATGCAGGCGCACTGGAGCCGGCCGCCGTCGTCGTCGCCGCCATCCAGAGTCCATCTTTGAAGTAGAGGCCGCCGCCATCCTGCACGCCCAGCGTCTTACTGGCCAGCGTGGCCAAGCCGACTTGATACTTGGGCACGGTCGTGCCGACCGTCGGCGCAATCGCCGTATCGTAAAAGCTCACATACGAGGCCGCGGCGGCCGCGTTGTAGATGTCGTAATCGAAGATCTTGCACGGCCCACTAACAAAGATGGCCGTAGCCAGCAAGCCGGAAGTGCCATTGACGAGAACGGGACTGGCCATCGCTGCTCCTTATCGGTTCGAGGTCGTCGTATTGCCCGTGAGGTAATTCCAGCCCGCGCCCAAGCCCGGCACAAGCGCCGGATCGATCGACATCGCCCCCGGGTCGACATTCGGCTTTTTCATGTTCTCAAAGGCCGCGCTGGCCATCCGGGGCAACAGGGGCGGAATCTGCACGCCAAACGGCCCGCAGAAGCGCAAGGCGAGCTGATACAGGAACGCATCCTGATAGCCCGGCGGCCCTTGCAGGATGCTGTCGAGGCTGGCTGGCACCCCGACCGCCTGCGGCGTATAGAGCACAATCGACAGACTCTGCGGCTGCGGCCACAGAAACAGTGTCCCATGCGCATCGGCCAGATTCGTTTGGTAAAAACTCTGTGTCGGCAACGCAGATGGCAACCCCTTAATCGACAGCGACGAAAACGCATCCTCGTCCATCATCCCAATCGGCACTTCGATGGCGGGCGATGAGCCGGGAATGAGAAAGCTAATGGCATTAATCCACATCGGTCGGTCAATGTTCACCGTCTGCCCGATGCCGACCAGCACGCTGGACGTCGAGGCCGGCCAGACAAACGTCGTCTGCAATTGCAGCGACAGCGTCAGCCGATCCGCCGCCCAGGTGTCAATCATCGTCTGCACGCGCCGCAGGCCGAGGGCAATCTGGCCCGCGTTGGCCTGTTCGCCCGGCTCGAGCACGCCGATCTCGACCAGCGCATCCGTGATGAGCGACCGGACGGTATAGGCCAGCGCGAAGACGCCTGAGGCTGGTGTCGCCGCCGCCGTCGTGGCCACCTGAATCGAGGCCGAGACGGCGCCGAGGCCCGTAAACGTAAACGCAATCAGGGCGCCGTTCGTCTCGGCTTGCGAGGGCCGGTAGGTGTAATACCCGTGGCCTTCCGGCGTGCAGATCCCCGCCCCGACGCTGCCAATGGCCTGGACGCCGCCATCCACGGTGACGTAGACCGTGACGACGCCGACGTAATCGAGGCCCGTCGAGGCATCGACCATCTGCGCGCCAATGACCTGATTCGGCTGGTTAATGACCATGAGAAGTCGCGCCTAGTCTACACCCTCAGTGTGTTTCCGGCTGGGTTCGCGTGGGGCCAAGGAGCTGGTTACTATCGGCCGCCCATTCCGGTTTAAACCGCTGCACCAGCAAGATTGAGACGCTGGGCTCCCGCACATTGCGGGCCTGCGCCGACTGGGGCACTGGTTTGGGGTTCGGCCAGTCCAGCGGGCGCACGGGGCGTGCAATCGGCAGCGTCAACAGGCCCAGGTCGTTGAGCGTATGACTGCCCTGCTGCGACTTCGCCGCCTGCGGGTTCGGCCAATCGGTCTGATGCGTCGGCAAGCCAACCGGCGGCGGCAGGAACGCATTGCGCCCCTGTGGGTCATTGACCTTCGCCAGTTGGATCGTCGCCGGGTTGAGCCAATCGCGCTGACGGAATGGCGGCGCAATCGCGGTGACAGGCAAGCCCAGCCGACTCGGCACTTGATCGGCCACCAGAGACGGCAGCTTCGGTGCCGTCGGCCAGTCATACTGAATGAACGCAGGACTCGTTTGGTCCTGCATGTAGTAAAACAGGTGCGTGTCGGGCTTCAGCGTCGGGCGAGCCGGCAGCGGGAAGTCTTGATTAAAGAACGGCTGCCCAGGCGGCGGCAGGGGCAACAGAATCCGGTTGTAGACCGGATCAATCACCATCTGTAGCAACGGCGCCGCGGGCGTCGGCCAGAGCGTCTGGCTAAACGGCAGCACCTTGGACGGTGGCTGCGGGCGATGATGCCAGACGCCTAGCGCCGGCAGACGTGGCGGCGGATCGATATCGGGGCCGATAAATGGTAACGCGGCGGCGAGGGGCAGACGGACGTTGAAATTGGGCTGTGAGTGCGCGCTATTGGCGGCTGTCGTCGACAAAGCCGCAATCGCCGTGATCAGCGGCGCGCGGAAGATCGTCGCCATCTACATCACACTCGCCGCCCACAAATCACTGGGAGGCGGCACCGCCACAAATTCATACGCGCCGATATCGAACGCCGAGCCCTGCGGGCGCGTCACGCCGAGAATGTCGGTCGTATAGGCGTTGGTCGTGCCCGTATCAATCGCGGGACTGCCCGCCGCTAATTGGAAATTGTTACCCGAGGGATTGACGAAGACCGGGCCGATCCCCACCAGATTCGTCACCAGCGTCGAGGAGGCATCGTCTACGAGATTATTCGCCGTATTCGCATAGACGATATTGTTTTCAATCGTCGCCCGACCCGTCCCCCCAGATACGACGTAGATCCCAAAGGTGGCATTTGCCGTGACGGTATTCTGATAGACCAGCACGCCAGTATTGCCGCCGCTGACGATAATGGCCCCATTCCCGCCCCCCGCGACGGAGAGGTTATAGACGACGTTGTTATAGACCTGTGCGCCTGTGCCAGCCCCGATGAAAATGCCGCTACTAAACCCAGGCGAGCGAGAGACATCATGCACGAGACAGTTGCGCACGATGTTGTTGTCGATGGAGAACGCATCATTATTGATGACGATGCAATTGCCGCTGGAATCATAGGCATTGCAGTTGCTGATCAGATTGTTCGACGTCGCAACATGAATCGCTGGCGCATAATCGCCCGCATCCCCGCAGCCATGTACCGTGAGGTTGAGCAATTCGTTCCCGCCTGTGAGCCCTCCGACTTCTGACGTCAGCTCGAAACAGCCGAAGGCCGCCGTGCCTTCATTGATGACGCCATTGGTCGGCCCAATGCATTCGGCATTCTGGAAGCGGATGTGATTCGGATTCCCACCGGACCACCCACGCAGATAGACGCAGCCGATCGTGATGCCGCGCGTGGCATCCAGATTGATACCGGTGAATTCGATATATTGTTGCGCGCCATCAAATTGCACGACATTGGCATAGCCCGCGCCCGCTGTCGGCGCGAGCCAAACCGTTGTGCCAGCGGCCGCTTGAATGCGCGTCGGCGCCCCCCACGACGCGCCAGAGGGCACGTTATCGAGAATGCCTTCTGGATAGGTGCCCGCGCCGATGATGAGCGTATCCCCGCCAGCCAGCAACGCACAGCCCGCCGTCACGGTGAGCTTCGCGAGGGCAGGCGATGTGCCGTTGTTGGCGTCGTTGCCCGTCGTCGCGACGTAGAAGGTCGCCATCAGGTCACCGTGAATTGAATGCCGTTCGACTGCACCCCGCCGACCGTCACCCGCACTTGCCCCGTCGTGGCGCCCGCTGGCACCGTCACGGTAATGGACGTAGCCGACCACGCACTGACGGCGGCGGTGACACCATTAAACGTGACGGTTGATGTCGTCTGCGTGGCGCCAAAGTTGGTGCCGGTCAGCGTCACCGTCGTGCCGATGGGGCCGGTGGTGACACTAAGACTCGTGAGCGTGGGCGCCGTGCCGGTGACCGTAAACGTCACGCCGTTTGATTGCACGCCATTGACCGTGACGGTCACAATGCCTGTGGTCGCTCCAGCCGGAACCGTTGTGGTCAGGGAGGTGGCCGACCACGCCGTCACGGTCGCAATGGTGCCATTGAACCGCACGGAGCTCGACCCCTGCGCGGCACCGAAGTTGACACCCGTGATCGTCACCGCCGTGGCGACCGGCCCTGATGTCGTGCTGAGGCTCACGATCGTCGGGATGCCTTGCAGCGGATGCGGATAGATATACGGCGTATATCCCGGTTTCGCGCCGGCATTGAGGACAAAATCTCGATTCTGCTGGATCACTTGCGCGCAGCGGGGATCGCAGTCCTGCCCAGGGCCGGATTGATTGATATAGATCGAGTTAATGAGCGTGGGGTTCGTATTGGTCGCGGCATTGGCCGAGCTGGTATATTTATTGTTGTTCCAGATATATACCGGCGTGGACGCTTGCACCGGATAAGGCGGAAACGGATAGACCTGTGGACTCGTATCGGGGCCGCGGCCAATCTGATCGAGGCAGGGGTACCCGGAATTATCGGTATTCCCATCGAACGGCGAGGTTCCATGTGCAAACCCTGGATAGGTCGAAACCCCACACATCGCATGCGGCGGCGGATCAATGTAGCAACAGCCGCCCGCACTGATGAAGTTATAGCTGCGGACGTTATCAAATGCCGCGGCTTGGCTGGGAAACGATCCGGCCCAGCGATTATTGAAAATCACGCCGGTGCCCCCGCGCAGCAACCATAACCAGTCCGGTGCGGTCGTCGCGCTCGTCAAATCATTCTCGTAGACTTCCCAGCTTTTGCAGCCGCGCGAACTATCCCGCGCAGAGTGGGCTTCAAAATAGCCGCCGTCCATGTAGTTGTGTCGGAACACATAGGCGCCGAGATGTTGACAATCGATGCCATTGACATATGGACGGATAAACGTGTTGTCTTCCACATAGACGGCTTTTTCCGTCCCGAAATTTAACGGGGTCGTGCCTTGTGGTGCTTGTGCGTTCCAATACTGCTCCCAGCCCGCCCCAGAGGCCGGATACCCGTAGAGTTGAATATTCACATCACTAATCGTGTTGTGATCGATCAACCCTTGCGGAATGACGCCAGCGACTGCCGATGTGCTTTGCACGAGGATGCCGACATTCACGGGGAAACTACCGGGACAAGTGAATACATTATGGTCGATGCGAAAATTTGACGCCCCACCGTTCCCGAATACTTGCGCGCACGTAAACGTAAATCCCGTCAGTCTCGGCTCTTGCGGAAGGTAAGACATCTGGGCCACGACAATGCCCGAGGATGGCGTGATCGTCGTCGTCCCGCCGACGCTCCCTTGTAGCGTAATCCCCTCATAGATCCACATCCAGCTCCATTGGCAATTCCCTGGTCCCACGCGCACCGTGCCGGTGCCTGGATAGATCGCGGCCATCGCGGCTTCAACCGTCGACTGATCGCAGGGAATCGTCCCGCCAGTCGTGACGGTAAACGTGAGGCTGTTGGACGTCAAACCGCCCACCGTGACCTGCACGGGGCCTGTCGTTGCTCCGGTCGGCACGGCGGCGGTAATCGAGGTGGCCGCCCAGCTCGAGGGCGCAGCGGCCACGCCGTTAAACGTCACGAGTGAACTCCCCTGCGTCGACCCGAAGTTCGTGCCCGTGAGCGTCACGACCGTGCCCACCGGCCCCGTGTTGAGATTCAGACTCGTAAGCACAGGCGGCACGAGCACCGTAAACGGTTGATTATTGGAGGTCTGTCCAAGCACCACGACATGCACGGGGCCAGTCGTCGCCCCCACTGGCACATTCGTAATAATCGTGCTCGTATTCCAACTGGTTGCCGTCGCCACGATGCCGTTAAACGTGAGGACAGATGTGCCTTGCGTTGCCCCGAAATTCGATCCGGCCACGGTTACAGGCGTGCCCACTTGGCCGCTCGTTGGACTCAGACTCCCAATGACCGGCGCGGGCGATGGGATGACCGTAAACGGCTGGCCCACGCTTGCGACCCCACCGCGCGTGACGAGGACTGGCCCCGTCGTCCCTGCCGGTGGCACCAGCGCCGTAATGGACGTATCCGACCAGGCAATCGTGACGGCTGGGGCGCCATTAAACGTGACGGTGCTGTTTTCTTGGGCGGGGCCGAAGCTGCGCCCGGTGATGACGACCGAGCTGCCGACTAATCCAGAGTTCGGGGCAATCGTCGTGACGAGCGGCGGATCGGGACGAACAATGACCTGCCCCGGTGCTGACGGGGCCGCTTGGGCCGCGAGCACCGCCACCAGCGCCAGCAGCGCCAGCCCGATGGCGAAGCGCATTAGAACGGCTCGTAGAGGATATGGGCCGACATGGCGCCAGACGTGCCCGTATCATTCTTCGCGGAGAGCGACATCTCGCCCAAGCTGGAGGTATTGCCCAGCCCGACCGGCCGCGCCTGCGTGTTGCTGTAGTTCAGGCGCACGATCCCGCCGAAGGCATTGTAGGACGGCGTCAGGAGATAGCCCTGCGTCAGCCGCTGCGGGCCGGTGCTCGCCGCCGTGAACGTCACGACAATCGTCGCCAAGGCATTGGCCGAGCCATCGAGCGCCCGATCGGCGGCTGGGGCTGACAATGCCGTCGGCGTGATGGCAATCGTGGAATGCAGGGCCAGCACCATGTCATTGATAGACGAGGCCGACGCCTGCCCTCCCATGTAGAGTTCTTCGATGGCCCAGCGCTGCGTGCCGCTGCCGCCCTTCAGCGCCATATACGTGGCGTTGGCGAGGGTGCTGGTATCGGCCGTGTTCGTCGGCGTGAATGTGGTGAAGGTGAAAGAACGCAGAGCCATTAGAGCGATCTCCTTTTCTCGAGAACCAAGTCAAGTTTGCCATCTCCGCAGGCGTCAATGAGTTCTTGCACCGTGAAACAGGCGTTGGTGGCGTGGTAGGTCGCTTCGCAGGCGCGACAGATATAGCGGGCGCATTTCGGGCACCGGCCCAAGGGCACCGTGCGATTCGGGTTGAGAATCACATTCCGCTGGCAGTGATTGCAGACATGCAAGGCGGATTCAAACGTGCGACCCTCTGGCACCTCCGGCGTGCCAGGGGAATTCCGATGGTCAATGAGAATGACGCCTTCGTAGGACCGTTGGGAATGGATGGGCATCAGGCGATCCGCTGCTTCGGCGGGATGATGATGTTCGGCACCGTCGCCACCTGCATCGTCACGGCGATAGCGTTCGGGCCGGTAAACGTAAAGGCCACGAGGGTGTAATTCGTCTCGGCCGCCGTGGGGAAGTAGTTATACAAGCCGTTGCCTTCCGCCTGAATCGACCCAAGCCCGAGCGCCTGCGTGCCGCCATCACCCGTCACATAGACAGTCACGACGCCCGCGAAAGGGGAGCCGTTGCCGACGTCAAGCATTTCCGCGCCAATCACTTGACCGGCGACCCCTTTAACCATGAAAGCGCGTGTAGTGTAACACCTTAGTGCGTCTCCGGTTGTGACTTCGACGGCCCGAGAAGCTGATTGCTGTTCGCTGCCCATTCCGGCTTGAAATGCACAATGGCACTGTCATTCCGCCGCGGCTTGACGGATTGCGCCGGCCAATTCGGCTGCCACTGCGCCACCACCGTGCCGAGGTTCGCCACGCTCAACGCGTAGATCGGCGGCGGCTGCGAGCCAGGCGGCGGCAGACTGGCGATCATCGTCGGCGCCGACTGCGCGGGCCACGTCTGCGCCCACTGGCTGACGGCAATGATGATTTCGGTAGCGGTCAGCGGCCCAGATGGCACCGGCTGACTTGAGCCGGGCTGAATGGCCGTCACCGGGCGCGACTGCGCTGCCCACGTCGTCGGCCAGGAGGCCACGAGAATGGGGAGATCCGAAGACGGTAGCGGCCCAATGACTGGCGGCGGCCCTTGGCCTTGCACCACCACTACGGGGCGGGCTTGGGCCGGCCATGTCGTCGGCCATGTGCCGATCGACTCCGAGATTTCGGAGGCCGAGAGCGGACCTTGCGGGATAGGCTGTGCGCCCGGCGAAGGCTGAACGACAACAATGGGCCGCGATTGGGCCGTCCATACTGTCGGCCATGAAGCCACGACGAGGGCGAGATTCGTCGGATTGATCGGCCCGATCGGCGTCGGCTGATTGACAACCGGCGCAATGAACCATGCCGCCAGCTTCGGCCCCGTCTGCGCCGGCCACTCGGTCGGCCAAAGCCGCTCGATCAGCAGTTCTGTGGGCGTTAGGAAACCCTGAATCGGCGGCTGATCACCCGTCGATGGCTGCTCGAGCGTCGTTAGCCGCTGCGGCACGCCCCACTCGCGTGGCCACAACTGCCCGATCGCGATCTCTGTTGGCGTCAAAGGCCCGACGTTGATCGTCGGCGTCGTCGGCTGCGTGGCGGCGACGGCCTTGGATTGCGAGGACCACGTGATTTCCCACGTCAGCCGAATCTGCGCCAACTGTGACGCTAAGAGCGGACTCTGCCGAACCGGCTGATCCCCGCTGGACGGTTGCACCAGCAGCGGCGCACGCTGCGCCGGCCAATCGATCGCCCAACTGCGCTGGATGGCTATTTCAGTCGGACTGCTCGGTCCCGTAATCGGCGGCTGATCCGGGTTATCTGGCGCAATCGTCCACGTTGTGACGACTTCAATAACCGTCGCGTCATACCAGGCGGAGAGAATACTGCTCTGCTCGCGCGGGGCCGGAAGGAAGGACGGCGCCCCCGATGGCGGCGGAATGATCGCGGCGTTGATGGGTGGCTTCTGCGCGGGCCAATCCGTTGGCCACGATCGCGTAATCGCTAATTCGGTTGCGCTCAGGGGCGCATTGATCGGCGGCTGATCCCCGGTGAGCGGTTGAACGAGTTGGTTTAATTCCTGCGGCTGACTCCAGCCGATCGGCCACGAGCCCACGAGCGATTGCCGCACATAGGGAATCGTGATCGAGGGAATAGGCGGCGGAATCAGCGCCGCGCCAGTCTCTGCTTGCTGCGCTGACCATGCTTCTGGGTTCCAGCCGATCGTCGGGAGTCGATACGTCTGCCGCGGCGTCGGTTGATCGCCGCTCGGGAGCGTCAGCGGCGCGATCTTGTTCTGTTGGTTATTCGGCGCTTGCAGGCGTGGTTCTAAGGACGTGGGCCACGAGGCCAGCACCGCCACCATCATCAAGGCGGCCTGCACCTGACGCCGCGGCGGCTGATCACCGGATGTCTGCGGCTCGTGCGGGACCGGCGGCGCATAACTCGCCGACTGGCTCGGCGGCGGCGGCGGATAGAAAAACGCCATGCTATTGCGTCAGGATGCCGACCATATAAGTCTGCCGCGGCACTTGCCCCGGCGGCGCCGTGGGATTGTATGCCACGACGACGCCGCATTCGTAAAGGCTCACCGTCGTGAGCGCCGTCGTCGTGATGAGCCCGATATCCGTCCCGCCTGCGGGATAGGTCGTGGAACCTTTCGCCGCCATAAAGAGTGTCGGCGTCGACGTCAGCGCCGCATTGCTCGTCGAGCCGCCGACAATCAACGACGCCGTTTCGCCCGCCAACGCTGAGGCGAAGGCCCAGCCCATCCAGTCATATAGCGTCAGGCCCGTAATGTTGACATCGCCCGTCGCGGCGTTTTCTACGCTGTATTCTTCCGTGACGGCCGAGCCCGCCCCGACCATCGACCAGCCGTTCGTCTGGCTCAGCGGCTGTTCATTCACTTGAGGCGCATGACCGGAGCCATACCCGGACCCGCCCGCGCCGATCTGCGTCGTGAAGCCGTTCGTCGTGCCATTACTGAAGGGCCGTTTCGCCGTGACCCTGATATCACCAGGGTCCGCCAAGTCAGTGCCATTATCCAGATAGATATCGTCATACCAAACTTGTAAATTGGAAATCGTATCCCCGCTGAGCGCCTTCGACAGCGTGGGGCCAAATTCACTCGTGGCGGTATGCAATAACGTGGCGTCGGCGTTGGTGCGCGTCAGCTCCAGCGCGCCGTTGATATAGATTTTGCACGTCCAATTCGTCGTGGTCGTAATCACCCAGGACATACCAATGCGCGTCCACGTCGTTGCCGCGATCGTCGTGGCGCCTGCCGCGCCAATGGCCGACGCCGCATTGAATCCATTCAAGAGTTCGATCTTTCCGCTGGATGTCACGCCCAGGCCCAATACACCCGATCCGAATACGGCCTGATTTATCAGGAGTACACACATATTGGTCGATGGGGTCGCGCTGAGCCGCATCCAAAACGAGCAGCGGGTGCCCGCATCCGCACAGACGCCATCTCCCGATCCTAGAAACACGGTATGCGGGGTGCCCGTCGTATCGAGCTTCAGTGATCGCGTTCCGGTATGCGCCTGATCGGATGCCGAGGCCGCCGTGCCGCCCGCTGAGACATCGACATTCGGCCAAAACGTCAGATCTTGCGTGGCATCCGTTCCCGGATCAAGAAACTTCGTGGTCGGCATTAAGTGCTCGTGCCCGCAAACGTCGTCACACTCGATGCGGCGAGCGTCGTTGACAGCACACCCGCCACCACCGCTACGCCCGTCTGCGCCGCTAAATCATGCGTGGCATCCGTGAGGTAGGGCGTCATCGTGGTTAGACGCCGCGGTAGACCAAAGGTCAGCGTGGCGGCGCTGCCAGTATTGATCGCCACAATGACATACGAAGTCCCTGAGACAAACGCTGTCACGGATACCCCACTGACCGTGCCAGTCGTGGATACCCGCACATACCCAGGCCGGATAAATTTCGCAAAATTTCCCAGCGCATAGGATCTTTTCGTCGTTTGCGTTGGCGCCCCGTTGTAGCCGACCAGGTTCTCGTTATCGGATTGGTTGCCCCCTTCAAGCTCCCACCAATGCCACGCCGTCACGTTCGCGACGGTTAACGCCGCATGGATATCACCAACCATCGTCAGCGCATTCGTCATGGTCGGATCGAAGGCGTTGAAATAAGACATTTCTGACATCCAATTGCGATAATTCGCAACAGGCGTGGCATTGTTGCCCGCGTATTGATGCCACGCCACGATATCGAGATAGGCCGCCGCGGTGCCATCCGCCAACATCGCATTTACATACCCTGCCATGAGCGTGGCATCGGAGACTTCCGGCAAGATCAGATGTGGCACAGGTGAGAGCGCGGCCAGTTTGGGGCCAAGCACCTTGACGAAATTGACCATCTCAGCGTTCGTATAGATCATCGAATTGTAGGTCGCCACGAAATTCGGCTCGCCCTGCACGCTGATGCCGTAGAGATTCACGCTTGCGGATGATTGGCAGGTGGCCTGAAAACCCGCCATGCGCGTGGCCCAATCGTCATAATGCCCGACGAGCAGATGACCCCCATTATTTAAGTCCCCGTTATCTTTCCATGCCGCCGGCGCAGTCCATGGGGCCATCCAAATAATGGCCCCGCGCGCCGCCGCTTTCGTCAGGTTCGTGGGAAAGCCAGCGCTGCCGCTGCCATCGGAATACATGGTGGTGCGGAGAATCGTCAGGCCCAGTTGGCCCGTGCCGGTGCCAAAGAAAAAATCGGCATCGGCATCCGTCATCGTGATGCAGTTGCGATCGCACGCCCCAAACCCGTCCATCGTCTGTTGCGGGGTAAAGCGATTGATCGTGATATCACCGATCCCGTCAGGGCCGGTAATGTTGGTGGGCGTGATGCCGTGCCCACGGGTCGACGGAATGTAATAGGTGCCCATAAGCCCGTTACCTATGGGCACCCGAAGGGATTAACCGATTTCGCGATACGCCACGCCCCACGACCACGACGTCAGCGTGCCCGGCGTGCTCGTGAACTGGAGGAAGTTACCCGACGTGCACCCGGGCATAGCGAGCATGGTTTCTGCCGGTGTGGGCACCCAGAGCCAGCCGTTCAGCACGTTGAAGTTATCCCAATAAATCTTGACTTCGGTGCCGCCGCCGTTGGCCGAACTGTTGACGCCGCAGGTGCCCGCAGCGCCTGAGGTGCCGCCCACGAGGTTGGCGGTCGGCAGGCCCAGCGACGTTTTGGCCGGCGTGGCGCTAACCACGGTTGGAAACACGGTCAGCTTCGTGCCGA